ATAAGCACTCTTGAGACTTCGGACAGCCTTCGGCATCCAGGAGCTGAGATATCCGTCGATACTCCAGCCATCGCAGTCAGCGTATCCCCGCCAGCCGCGCTGAATGACCCATTTGGTGCGTCGATAGCTTTCTCCAACCAAAATCCAGGGATGAAGCAAAATATACCTATAGTTGTAACCAAAAATACCCTCATCCTTTAAATACTGTAGTAGTGTTCTCATAATGATATTCCAATTAATAAATTAAGAAATTCTTTTGCGGCTTCATTTGATAATTTATGAAGATCAGGAAAATTATATCCAGCTCGATGAACAACATCCTGAAATTTTACTGCAATATTTGCTTGCCAAGAATAGTAATATGAACTATCTTCACTAAGAGCTTTAGATAAGTGATCAACTGCTTCTTTTGTAGTCACTTTAATATCCAATTAACCTAAAAATAACGGAGAAAGTCACCCCAATGAATATGCCAACCATAACACTTTGATAATCCAGCATTATTTTCTCCTTAGAAAAATTTTGAATAAATCCAAAGGATGAACTTTCTCCATCCTCTATAAATTAAGTCACTAAGAGCAAACAAAGTCCAACCAAGAAGCATGGAAATAACCAATAGGCTCATTCGACTCATTTCCTTCCTCCACTTTACACAAACTCTTTTGTGTATTTTTCGCTTTACTCAAATCAGCAGATGAGGCCGGATTCCCACTCGGCTCCCAAACAATTCCATGTGCTTCTCCTGAATAAGTCGAAATAAATTTATGAACCTTCACTTTTTCTCCTCACTTGGTTTGGTGATAAAAAGGGAAATTCGATTGATTACCTCAATCGCATAATCCATATGATTATTGAATTCAACGGTCATACCTTTAGCGTCTTCAAGTTCATAGATAATTTTGGCAGCAAAATTTTCTTTCCCTTCCTTGAAGGCTTGGTCACGGAGGGACATAAAAGCATGATAAATATGATCCTCTGAATTACATTCAAAAGGATGCGCTGAACTAATTTTAGTGCAAGCGTAAATAACTTCACTTAAATCGTCGGCTTTCTTTCTTAATTCTTCGTCGGAGATCATAGTTCCTTCACGAGAATACGGATAGTTCTTCCTAATTCTGGACTTAACAATTTCTTGGCTGATTTCTTTGTTCGATGCATAACTAAACTATCAGAGTGTAAATAATAATTCGCCCACATCTTCTTCATGAATTTCTTCTTTCGCTTAGAGGGTTTCATTTCGTCTCCGATAAGTATTTAGAGACAGCTCTTTTACAATCAGCAATTTCACTTGCGTCCAAATGCCCATTTGTCCACATCTCAATAACTGTTTCTAAAACTTCCACTAATTCCTTTATCTCCGGGCCTTCGAGGGCATCAAGATACCCTTGTGCTCGAACTGTCCAATATCTTCTTGCTATATGATCGCCACCAAGATCTAGCTCAATAATTCGTTCCGTCGTCATTCCATGTTCAAGTGTTTCGACAATTTCTTTTGCTTCTTTGGCATTCATTTATTTTCTCCCTGATGTTTGGAGAGAACCATATTTAAATCATGGATTCTCTTAGGTAATCCTTGCGGCAACTTTTGATACGATAGAGATCCTTGTGTGAAAGCTGGATGTGTTACAACAATCCAGGCGGCTTCCACCAATTCCTTTATACTCGCGTCCCGCTCGCGAATGGCCTGTTTGTCTTGGTTGATTATTTTCCAGCAATAGGCCGAGTTCCACTCCTCCACAGATGGGCGAACAAAAAAAATCACAGGTAATATCCTTACATCTAACTACAGGAACAAAGTTGCCATTAAAGATCCCAACCTCTTGTCCACAAAACGGACACGGCCTTAGTTCATTCTCTTGAGTCATAATTTACCTCCGGCTTTGATGTTTCTTTTTAATGGCAATAGTGGTCCCATCTTTTTTATCCAAGCACGGAGTCCTGGCACTTCCAATGCAGAACGCACCGCGGTAATGTCAAATTTATGGGCCTCTTTTGGATCGGTCCCCTCATCAACATGGACAGCAATTGATCCGAGAGCAATAAGAATTTGGATGGATGGTTTGAGTGGATCATTGAACATATGCTCATCCTCTTGTTTGTCGGGTGTGGTTACAATTTGATGGTTAAATATCTTTCGTGCGGCAATTTCTTGGTTACGAATGGCATCTAGTTCTTTTTTATGTTCATCAGTCATAAAGTTATTAACCTATAACGACCACAATTTTTATTTGAGCAATAGTTCAATGAAACAGTATTAGTTGCAGAAGTTATCACTGTATGAGAAACAAGTTTTAAATTACAATTGAGACATTTTAAAGACAGTTTTTTCTTACCTTTCATTTCATCGAATCCTTTTTATTCATTGAGTTGATCATTTATTTGTCCAATTCCATATCGCCAACGAAAACCAAATTCCCATGCAGGCTGGGGTGAAAATAATTACCCAGTATGCCAGCTGATCAATGATTTCAATCATTTATTTTCCCACATATTTTTGATAGTTTGGTATTTGAATATGCGGCCAATCCTTCAACGAGTGCCAGGCTCCCCCCGATTCGAGTCCAACTCCTTGAGCAATTTCCAGTAAGCAATGATAGTGGCTTTCCTCCCATAAAGTCTGCCCAGTTTGGTTATCGACCACTGCAACATCGATAGCGCGGCTAGGCATGTAGTTGTGAGCACTGAGAACTGAATGTCCATCCGCATTAGTAACAATCTGCTCCGGATGCTGGATAACCCAGCGTCCTTGAGTATCCATTGTTCTTCCTTTTTTAAAGAGCTCAAACTGTTCCTCAACCGGACGATGGACGCAGCTAAGGATAAGATATTTTCCTGGGTTACGGTTGAAAAATTCATTTTTTATTTCCTCCCATTTATCTCTAATTGGTTGAGCTGCATCATCAATATCAGTAGTTGTCATATTTTATTTGATCCCAAAATTTCTTTTGATTATCTTCTAAAAGTAACTTTTCAATTAAATGGAAAAGAGACATAACAGAATGTTCATCATTAGCTAAAACTTCAAATGTATGCCCAACTTCATCTGCACTTCCTTTAATAGTAATGTACCAAATATTTTTTCCATCTGAAGTAAGAGAATGAAATTTTTTATTATCATCTAACATATTTATTCCTCTGGTTTAATGATCTCAACAGTTCCATCTTCTTTTAAATGCAATACTTGACCAAAATTTTTAACTGAGTCTTTAAGAATTTCTTCTTTAGTACGATTTGTTTTCATCACTGAATCTACATACCCCATCTTAGCCATTTCTGTGAGAATCATAACTCGTTCTTCTTCTGTAGCAGATCTTTTTTGCCATTCCTCTAATTCTCTTACAGACTGAAAGAAAACTAAAGCTGCTTCACTTTTCATAGTAAATAAGTACATTTTAGCCTTCATTGTATTGTACCGCAGTTTTCCAATAGTCCAATCCCAGAATCTCCGCCATTCTCTGCCCGCCATAGGGATTGCCCGTATGGAACTGCACTATGGGACGCTTTGGCATCAGGGCTATGTACCGAGCGACGGGCTCGAAAGTCTCGAATCCCCTGGTTCCCGGAATCGATTGCTGGATGTCGTGGTCTAGGCTCACGACCTCGACAGGAACCGTCGCCAAAAGCCTGATAGCATCCGTGATGGTGCTGGCCTTGTACCAATCTACCCATTCCTTTCTGATGTCATCAACAAAAAGCTTCATGTTTTTCTTGCCCGTCTAGTTAAATAAGTTACTTTCATTATCGTAATCCATTCATAATTCCAAAACATCCGCTACATTTAGCTTGATAGTTTTTATCTGTTAATGAACAGTCTGTTTTACAAAATTTGCATCGCCCAACAATGACAGTTAAATTAGCTTCATTTGTTCCCTGAACATGAATGTGACCACTCCAAACTATTGCCAATTCTTGCGGATGATATATGCATGTTCGCATATATAATCCAATAGTAATTTTAAGTTTTTTCATTTTAACACCCTGCTGGGGAATCCTCATTTTCCACGATGATGCTGCCGCATCCCATCCTGGTGCAACTATAAACACTTCGTTCCGGTGACGACACCAGGCTATTGTACTCAAATTTGCAGACATGCTTATCTTTGCTTTGTCTGATACGCTTATTATTTTTTAATTTTTTCATTTGTTCTTCCTTTTCTTTCAAGAACCAATGCGGTTCTACTGAGGATTGTTGGAATCACTTGTTCCAGGATTTCATGTTGCTCTTTTTCAGATGGAACCCGGATCGCCACTGTGCTGATTATGAAGAACCACAGGTGGAGGAGCTCATGAAGCATCGTTTCTGAAAAAATGTATCCATCCTTCAGCGCCAGATCGGATAGATAGATTCTGAACTTCTTCTTATCCACGCTTGTCAGCCCGTAGCAGGCATCCCTGCCGTGGTACAGCCTCTTTCGGCTTTTTATAGTACCCGAAAGGTCAATCTTCATTTGTCCATAATCCGTAGGTCCGGCTGAAGCCCATACTCACCCAATGCCTTCCTGTTCTTTCGGAGAAAGAACACGATGGAATCCAGGCTTTGTGCCTGGGAGAGATGTGTTACGCCAAGTCCGACAATCGCCACGGAAACCGCGCACCCGACCAGTTCCTCATTCTTGTTGAACACCACCCCGCCAGAATTTCCTGGAAGCACCGACTCGTCCATGAATAGGATGTCCCCGTCAACCTTCGCCACCTTGCCCCACGATTGCGTTCCAGTTAGAGCCAGGGGAGATCCAAGGGTGGAAATATCCTCTCCCTGGGTCACTGAGGATGCCAGAAGGAAATAAGAGGTATTGCGCCTGTCTATGTGGATCAAGGCCAGATCTTGCAGGGCTGAGGAGCTTACGATAGTGCCGCGATACTCTTTGTTGTCGGAGGTCACTACCATTATAGTGTCCGCATCCTCCGTGCAATGTTTTGCCGTAATTATATCGCCGTAACCGTCGATAAATCCGGCAGAGCAGACGAAGTGCCTGTCAACGAGGAGAGGCACTTTCTTCTTTCCATGTCGCATCTCAACCGTATTGGTGATATCGGCTTTTGTTATTTGAAGTTCGACGACCTTTGGGGTAACATCAGCCTTTGCCATTTGTATTGCCCCAAGAAAAAGCAAAATTCCAACTAATTTTTTCATCCTGGCTCCTTATTCATTAAATGAGTCGAAAATTCTATCGATAACTTCGATCAAAAGAACACTTCCAACAAATAATACTAAAAGAATAAAAGTAGCTGCAATTAAGCCTAAAAATCCCTCAAGTAATAAATCTGTAAACATCAGATCTTTCCCGACACATCCACAATAACTTCCTTTTCCCTTGTGTTGAGATAGAGAATTGCGAATCCCTTGCGCTGCGGAGCATAGTAAGCTTCGTCAGCATAGGAAGGGAAATTCAGTAGGCTTCCTGTATTGACAAGAGTAACATCGTGTCGTACTCTCTTTCCTTGCTTATTTATATCCCAAAATCCACGGTTGGTTGTCGCAAGTTCATGAGTGTGAGAACAAGCGCAAACATCCGCTGAGGGAAATTGGCGCATAAGAGTAACCGAATTTCCGAAGGTGTTTGAACCAAATCCAGTTCCATGCTTGTAGGCCACGCCGTAGTTGACCTTTCCGGCCTTGACCACGACAAATCCCTGGTTGGGATTGTAAAGTTTTTTGAGCCCGAGATGCTTTGCAAGCTCATAGTCCATGTCAATCCCCGCCTCGTGCCGAGTTCTTCCCGAGTGATTTCCCTGGACCAATCCAAGGATCTTCTTCCGAATTGGATAGAATAACTCCTCTCCATAATCCAATTGCTCTTGGGGAGTCAGAACTTGATCAAACATCATATGGCCCTTTTTGGGAATTACATTCTCGAAATTGTCGGACAGGAGAAGTGCATTGGCATCAGTCTCCTTAACAAAGTTCACATATCTCTGGGCCATCTTAAGGTCGGCATTGCGGTGTCCGATGTGAACGCATCCAAAAATCACTAATGGCCTATAATTTTTCACTTGTCACCTCTTCAGTTTTAAACATTGATTCTGCCAATTTTTGCTTGTAAAATTCCGGAAAGCCTCCCATGATTCCTCTGCTGATCTGGGGCCATGCCTGCTTAAACAACTCCTCTTTAATCTCTTCGGCTCGTTCCTTGAAAACATCCTGGCCAATCTCTTTAAGAATAGGGCCGATGTCCTGGGGGGCATTCAACAACTTGCTATCCTCCCGAAGGTGCTGTATGGCCTTGTTCCATGTTGCCTCGGTCTTGTACATCAAAATTATGTTCTGCACCACGTCCTTGCTATTCGGATTCGACTTCTTCCATTCGGCTTTGTGATCTTCCTTGAACTTCTCGCTCACCCACTTTCCCATCAGGGTTTTTTTGTCAACTCCAAACTGATCATATGCCTTGATGACAAAGCCCTCGATCTTGCTTCCTCCAAGAAAGGATTCTCGATCAAAAAATTCTCGAAGAGTATTAACATCCTTAACCAGACCATGCCAAAATGCTGGAACTACTTCAAGATCTAATCGAGCTGCTTCAATACATTTAACAGCATGACTAACATATTTTTGATCTCCCATATCAATATCAAAGATCACAATATTATGTAAAGGAACTCGTCCATAAGTAAGTGTATTATGGTGTTCTCTAAAAAGAACCTCTCCCCGAAAAGTCCAGTTGAGTGGAAGCAGGTGCCGAATCGACATCACATACTCGCAAGCGCCTTTGAAGAGCTTATTGTCTATCGGCGGGTATAGTATAGCCCCTTTTGACTTCATTATCAAGCCCCCAGCTTCATACATCCCAAAAGAGAATTGAGAGCCATCCACCTTCTCTTCAATTAACACCTCTGAATTAAAGAGTGTTTCTATACGCTTATGCCCCAGATTGTAAATCGAGCTATAGCTGTTCATTATTTGTTTCCTTGGCGTTATTCAATAATTTCATGAAACAGAACCAGTGTGTTTTAGATTTTGACCCACTTGGATGGCCAAATAAAGGCTCGCGTTGAAGTATAGAAAGTATTTCCTTGGTCTTAATCTCTACTTCATTCCACTTAAAAATTAATGTGCCAAAAGGTTTTAAAACTCGCCAACATTCATCAAATCCCTTTTTAAGATCATTTTGCCAAGTATTAGGATTTAATCGTCCATAAGTCTTTCCCATATCAGCAGTTTCAGAAAAAGTGCTGATGTGTGGAGGATCAAATACTACTAATGAAAAAGAATTATCTGGAAATTGTAGAGCTCTAAAATCCATTATTTCGTCAGGCATAACTTGATGATTAGGCCGATGAATGCGATGACCTTTTTCTGCTACACGATTATCAACATAAATAGCATTTTTATGTGTCTTATTGAACCAAAACATTCGACCCCCGCAACAAGCATCTAAAATAAATTTATTTTTTAGCATCTAAATTCTCCAATTTCATTTTTTCAATCTCATTGATCTTATAAGTATCACCAGTATCTTCAAACTTAAATTTCAAATAGTCAGCTACGGCTTTGGTTTCTTTGGTACCCAAAAGAAGGTCATTGAACATGACAGCGAAGACGGTGAACTTCCCGTCTACCAAATCGCCATACACCATAACTTCCTCTTGGCAAAAGGCGGCGAGCTTGTCCGCAGTACTCTGCTTCTCCGACTGGCCTATTCCAGCCCTGTCCAAATCAGGATGGACGGTATCGTCGAGGAAATTCTGCCTCAGTTTCCCCTTCTTATACTGCAAGTAGTTTAGCATTTGACTTTCTAACCCCAAAGACTATTTATTTTTAAAGCTCAGTAGGGCCTGCGTATAGAGCGCATTAATCTGTCCCTCGGACATCTGCGGAATCGATTCAATATTCTGATACTGACTCAGCTCGACAAAATAAACTCTTATCGCCTCTTTTTTAACTTCCAAAGGGGCCGACAATGCAACTGAATCGAATCGAGTCTCGTCTTCTCGGATCAAGTCCCTCTTGGCGGCATTGCTGGCCCCAAATATGGCCAGGCTACCCACTATGAATGCTATCAGAATTCCCATGTTAATTTATCTCCTATAACTTTATTTTAAATGCCGAGCTAAGAAAACCATTATTGCAGCAATTATATTAGCAGCAACTCCAATCATTAAATTCCAAATAACCAGCGACGGCTTGCTTCTGCATAAAGTTCATCATAGAGAGGATGGAGAGATTCTTCATTTTCGAGCATATCAATATCTTGCTCGATATCCCATGAGGCTTGTTCCCCTGTAAGATTACATGAAAAAGAATAAGCAGCATTTATTTCCAATTGATGAACACGCTGGAGCATTTTGATAGTGTTTAGAAGATGAGAATCAGTCATATCTTTGATTCTAATTTTCTCACCACCACGCATTGTCCACTTCTTAATATTACCCATTTGTGTTTCCATCAATAATAATTGTTTTTGCACTGTCAAATGTGGTACTTGCCTTAATTCTTTCAATTGAGAGATAGTTTAAGACTCTACGAGCTGCTTCATAATCAAGTCTGCCAATAACATACTTATTACATCGGTAACAAAGTAATCCCCGAACTTGCCCAGTTTTATGGTTATGATCTACATTTAATTTACGTTTAAATTCATTCTCTGATTTTTGGCAAAGTCCACATTTACCATTCTGAGCGACGAATAATTTTTGACGCTGTTCTTTTGCTCCTGCTTCAGTGAATTGTGGCCAATACTTTCTTAAGCCGTAAAGTTTAGATTTTTTCCTCATACTTTACTCTTAAGAGCACATTTAACTATATTCCAAAGTGTTATTAAATCCTCAGGTGTTTTATTTACTTCGGCAGGTTGAATAAAATCAAATCCTGAATAATCATCTAATGCTGTTTCTGAAAGATTCTTTTTTGTTTCTTCACTGACTGCATTATCACGACTTGAATGACGCTCAAGTCGAATCAAAAATCCCCCAGAATTTTTTATGGCATCCGCCTCATTGGGAAACCTCACATCGGTGATCATGTAGTTCTCGTCGGCGTTAGTGCCAGCTATTTTCCCGAGGATAACTTTAACCCAATAAAGGGAATCGAATTGACGATAAAAATGGCCATACTCAATCATCATTTCCCTTGGCGTCCAATATAATGTTGAATTTATTGTCGATCCATCCTCGTCAAATGAAACTATTCTGCCACTTTTATAGTGCGTCGGCTTTTCTTTAAGAAATCCATCCGTATGCTCGGTGGTGAGATCAAAATCTTCCCGAAGTTTTTTCTTTAGTTCATCGGCAAAAGCTAGCCTTTTCCATCCATCCTTGGCCGCAATAGAGGCAAGTAAATCTTTCCCCGCATGAGCTTTTCCAGATATTCCAATTATCATTGCGAAACTCCCGCATAAAATTCCTGAACTAGCTTTTCCATTTGTTTTATGGCTACCTTGTACTCTTCGAGGTCACCATTTTTTATCCGTGCAAATCTCTCATAGAATGAGCCTATTCGGCTGTAAAACTCAAGCCATGCACATCCCCTGGCGATATTTCGATCTACAGGGTTGATGCCTTCAGCAATCAACCTATCTTCCACTAATTTGACATCATAGATTGCCTCTGGGAAAATAGAGGCCTTTCCAATTCTGTGAATATTATGATATCGCTGATTTCCGGGTTGGTTCCAAAAGGCCAAGTATGCCTTTGAATAGAGAAAATTCCAATCACCTTCCTTATCAGGAAACACAGAGGGAATTTCAAGTTCCTTTTTACGATTAGTTGGGAGATAGGGCATTTTGTATGGCCTCCTTCGCCTCGATTTGTGCATGCAGGGCCATCAAAGTACTTCGTACGAGTTCTCGTTGATTCTCCATTTTTGCAATCCGATAGTCATATTTGTCAATGAGTTGCATGCATCGAACAACCTGAATTTTCAGTTTGGATAAATTTGTTCTTGACATTAGTATATTACCTCACTATTTTTTGTTTGGCTGTTAATTGGTACATTATCGAAATAACTCCTTTAATTTGTCAATATTATGTTTAATCATTGCTAAAGGCCAAAAATGAAGTCTCCAAAGAATTCTTGTATACCTTGTTTTATGTGTCTTCAAAGCATCTTCAATGGCTAATTCAAAATTATCAGTAACAAAATCATCCTCATAATAACAAACAGCAGCTTTAATTGGAAGTTGTCCTTTAGGAAATACACTTATAACCTTTTTCCATAAATAATAACGTGCATACCCATATTCTCTAATAACTCCTAAAGAGGATAAATGAGGTGACATATTAAATACAATATCAGCTTCTCGAATCATGGCTTTATCTCTTGGCCAATATTGATCCATTGCCTTTTTTGAAGAACGAAGGACTTCTTTGGTTGAAGCAACATTTTCTTCAGTCACAGGGCATAAAACTTTAAAGCCTGCTTTTTCAAGTTGTTCTTTATCTTTGACTGCTTCGACAACAACCTCTTCTTTAATTCTTCCAGTCATTGCTCGGGCTGTATAACATATAGGTTGTCTTGTCATAATATAAGTATATCAGGAATTCTCATCATCGTCAATAGACTTTTTACTTAAATACTGTGTCAATCTCTCCAAATTGATGCCAAAAAGCACACCAAAACAGAAGGCTAAGAGATTTAGCAAAATTAATTCATACATTAACCATCGCATTGCTTCATTCATATTATTCTCCTTTTGCTTCCGCCCAGGACTTTCCAACTCCAATGTCTGCCACCAAGGGCACTCGAAGGCTCACAATATTTTCCATTGAGTATTTAATTTGGGCCAGCGCCTCATCAACATTGGCATTTTCAATTTGATAATTCAGTTCGTCGTGAATCAGAAGATTTGGAACATACCCATACTCTTTATAAATTCTTAAAGTTGCAAGTTTACACATAGAACTAGCAGTGCCTTGAACTAAAATACTCATTGCACTCCGTTCTGCTTCTTCTCTCATAAAACAATTTCTGCAAAACTTACCAGACTTTGAGCAATTCCAATTTCCACAAGTCAACACAAGTTGAGGAATAGATACCCATCTACCATACCAATCGGTTACACCTCGATTAGCTCTTGCTTTTCTTTTCTCTTCTTTGAGCCATGCTGCCAGGACTGGATATCCTTCCCAAAACTTTTCAAAGAGTCTTTCAGCTTCTTTTTCAACAACATTTAATTCATTGGCTAATCGAGAAGCTGTGCCTGAATTAGTAAGAAGGAAGTTACAAGTTTTTGCAATAGTACGTTTTTCTTGATAATCAGATCGAGATTCTACATCATTACCAAAGATTAATTGAGCAGTTACTTTATGAACATCTCCACCGTCAGACTTAAGATATTCATTTACAAGTTTAGGTTCTCTTGAAAAATGTGCTGGAAGTCGAAGTTCAATATTGCTCCAGTCTGCATTGATAAATTTTGAACCATCATCAGCCACAAATGCTTCACGAACTTCAGGTGGTTGATTTTGAAGATTTACTGGATCGGAACTGCTGAGGCGTCCTGTAATAGTGTTCTGCGCAAATCGTGCATGAATATGGTGGTTGGCATCCTTGATGGCATTGGTATAAAGTGGAGTGGTATAAGTCGAGCATAGCTTTTGGTAACCGCGATACTCAAGAAGAATCGATATCATAGGATTTTTGCTATAACGATTTAAAGTGCTCTCATCGGTTTTTTTAACTCCGATCCCATTTGATTGAAGGACATTGAGAACCTGCTTTGGAGAATTGAGGTTAATGGTTCGATTGGCTAGCCGCGTGAACTCTTTTCGATATTGTCGTCGAGACTTACTGAACTGATTGTGCAGTTGGAGAATTTTTTTGGTATCAATTTTAACTCCCTGTTTTTCAGTATGATAGAGAAGGCGATTCATCGGCATCTCGATAGTCTCGAAAAAATTCTTCTGAGCCACAGAAAAATTGGTTTCTAACCATTTCCATAATTTGAACTGGAAGAAAACATCACAAGCATTATAAGCAGCTACATACTCTTTAGGCATTTTATCCAATGTCAATTCTTTTGGATATACCACACCTTTTTTCTTTTGAACCATTAAATTTGAATCCTGATCACAAACTTGTTTGATCATCTCCACATTCGTTGTCATCTCCTCATATGTAGGGTATTCAACGCCAAAAGTATCTTTGATAAGAGGCTTAAGAGAATAATTTTTACGAGAGGAGTCATACACATAGAAACCAATTTTAGTATCAAAATACAATTGATCAATCGTAACGCCAGCCGAAGTGAGCCAAGGGATTTCAGCTCTCTTACCATCTTGCGCCACAAAGCCAACAGTACGGAGGTAAGCAAGAAGCTGAGGACGAACATCGAAATATATATAAGCATCCCGCCCATTGCCACAAATGCCCACGCAAACAATTTTGAAATCACGATCAGTAACCTCCTTTCCATTTGTTTCTAAGTCAATAGAAGCAATAGTCTCAGTGGGAAAATGTTCATAGTCATCAATATGGACTATTCCTCCATATTGTTCTATGCCCCAATCAAATTTACTTTTCGGTAATGTAACCGGAGTTTCGGACAATAATTCCATTTTGAACATCCTCTATTTCGATCTTAAAACTTTCATGCTTCTTTTGATATCGAGCTTTACTATGCTCAAAAAGTAATACTCCATCTTGCCAATCAAGGCTTATCACCTGATCCACCGCATCGCCCTTTGCTCCGCTTCCCCTCAATCGTTTATTTCCCGCCTGGTGATACTGGGCCGATCCCTTCGTCTCGTGGTCCACGAGCATCACGGCGCATTTATAGGTGTCACAAAGGGGCGCGATGAGCTCATCAAAAAAGTATCTCATGTCCTTCGACTGGTTTTCGTCAAGCGTGTGCGCCGATGCGAATGAATCTATCACAACCAAGACTGGATGAATCTTCTCAATCGTTTCGCACAGCTTTCGATAATGGTTATTGTTCGTGATCTTGATCCGATTGCGGATAAAGTAATAAAGGCTTAAATCATCCGTCGTGAGTCCCTTTGGCGAAATCAGCTGGCGAAGTCGATATGAGGTTAAATTACCACCAAGCTCATTGTCTATAAAAAGAACCGATCCGTGCTTTGTGCCAAATGTGTCCAGCCATTTACCGTTCCCCTTCTTGCGTGAAATCTCGATGATGAGGTCGGTGGCAACAAACGTCTTCCCGAGTCCCTGATACCCACTGAATATCACCGATGAGGCCATCGGAATTAGGCCATCCACAAGATAGTCAATCCTATTGGCAAACTTATGCACCACCTCAGTCGCGCTGAGAGGAGAAATTACCGACTCCTGCTTCAGTTGCTCAATGTACTGCGAGCTATATTCACCCTTCGTGAACCTCTGAGTAAAATCAACTATTTGTTCCTCAAGTTCCTTGTCCTTGTACGGTGGCCGGTTCTTTTTATTCCACTCTCGCAGATGTTGTGCCGCCACATCTGAATTCATGCAATTGTAATAGTAACCCGCGAGTCTTACCAATGCTTGATGGCGTTCCCCCTCTCCAACTCCATCAAGGATATCTTCGAGCCAAGATTCCTTGTTTTCAATCTGCAAATTACTTTCCCGAACTTCTGGTTCTTTGAGTAATAAATCAAGCAGCCATTGGGGACAGTCTGAAATGGGTTGAGATAGATCATTCCATGTATACCGTGCGCCATCGGACCTGACTGATGGGGGCAATTTGACATAACCCCCCGTTCCACGAACATCTATTTCTTTTTGTATTCTAGCAAGAGTTGTTTTCTTTTCATCAAGAGACTTAGGCCAGTTGAAGTGATATTGCATTCCCCGTTTAGTATGAACACTGAGTGTAAGGGGATCTTTTCTGTCAAGATAAGTTCGTTGGCCTTCAGCTCCATCAATATCCAGCACGATCCGTTTTGAGATAGGCCCCGTAACCATGCCAATATCTGCCGTTGGCCATTGGGTCCACCATTTGTTGATTTCTTCTTCATTTGCCTTCCTTGTTTGAAATTCTTTCCACAGAATTAATGGGGTTTTATCCTTCACTGGAATGATAGATAGGCCGAGCTTCTGATAGTACAAGGCCCAATCACGCATTGCATTATCCATTACAGCTCCTTAAGTATCTCTTTCCATTTCTTTAAATAGTTAATTGCATTTTCTAAAACTAATAAATTTTCTTTAAAACATCCTAATCCAACATTACATGGATGACATAATAATCCTCTTATTTTTCCTGTTATATGATTATGGTCAACTGCAAATGCTTTAGAACAATTTTGTTGATCAATAAAACAAAGAGCACATTTATTATTTTGCTTATGTAGAAATTGATTATATTCTACCAATGTAATACCAAATCTATTTTTTAACTGCCCATTTTTAACAATTTGCGGATGTTTCTCTGCATACTTTTTTCTATAAGCTAATACTTTTTCTCTGTTTTTCTTTTGCCATTTTTTATCATACTCATAAGATTTTTCTGGGTACTCTTGTCGATATCTACAACTTCTAGCATTGTGCCATAATCGGCATCTATCACACCGACATCCATAACTATATCCTGTACTCGGTTTTAAACTAATATATTTACATTCCACGTAAAATGTCCTTCCAACGACCCCGTTTTTTGAAAAACTGAACAATATTTACACCTTCTAAAAACACGGGAAGAAATGTTCCTTTGAGATCATGATATGGATGAGTCTCAAATTGCTTTTCAGCATTTGGATCACTTGGAGTCCGAACTATAACTCCATCATTGATTATAATACCATGTTCTTCTTCAGCAGCATGAGCATAAGCAGCCATTTGAAGGGGATATTCAAGCCGTGATTCTTTAGATGTTTTCCAATCAGCTACCCATTTTGTTTGATCTTCTCCAAAAGTACAAAGCAAGTCTGGATGTCCACGAAAACCATACTTTTCACTTGTTAATGTACATTCAATAGCTGGAGAATTATTAATTGTAAGTGGTTTAACTTTCGTTTCTTGACACCACTTGACAAGCAATCCACCACAAAATAATTGCCGATTGGTAAATGTTGGAGGAACTTCAGTTCCTAGAAGATGATTCTCTACAACTGTATGAACAGCCTTTCCAAAGTCTGTAGATTCTTTGCTAATTCGTTCACATTCATCAATACCCACTGATTTAGCCCAGTATTGCCACCATGATGAGTTTATAAAACTACATACTTCTGTTACTCTTATATATTTAGAGGCTGGTCTTCCCATTTAATTCCCTTTTATTGTGGGCTTGCTGACTTATTGTAGCCCATCTGCAATTGGACGGAGTATAATTACCATTTACATTCATTCGATCTAATGTGTATTCTTTCCCTGGTTTACGGCCCATATCATTAAGAAAATTTACATAATTACTCCATCGTTTACAAAATTTAATTCCTCTTCCACCATACCATTTATACGCGCAATGATTAAAATTTGTGCAACGACGTTTCATAGCATACCAACTATTATACTCTGGAGAAAAACAATCTCCATGAATAATTGGAAAATATAGTGGTTTATGCCCTTTCTTAAAGGTTGTTGAACTTTTAGCCATTAAAGAAGATATGGATTGGCCTTCCGAGGCATTATAGAGTCCCATTAAGAGCATCCTCATAATCTTTAAGACTTGATTTGAACCATTCACGCTTCGTTGCTTGAGCCTCTTCCAATCGTTTGCCAACGACAAGTTGAGCGAGTGCCGGAGATTCAAGAGTGCTTTTGAGAATCGCGTCAAGATGAATCAAAAAGGATTTTCTGTCCCAATCTTCCTTGCTCATTTTATCATTGGCCAAAGGCAATGCTGCCTCTGCGCGTTTTTGGGCCGGAGCCACGGGGGGAACTCCACCCGGAGCTTTAGTGTCGGTGACCGTCGTCGGAGGAAGTGCCGGCGGCAATGGCAAGCCCACTGGGGCCTGGCCAACTGGAACCGGACCAAAGCTGTTCACGCTCTTTCCGCCCTTTGGACCTGTATAAACTTCCATTTGATAGGAAGTTCCCACTCCGAAATGCTGGGGAGTGATGCCGCTTTCTTTTAATCTTGGGCTGATGTTGTAATTCTTTCCAGCCGCCCGAAAACCATACTGTGTGACTGCTTCAACTGTCAAAACTTCTTGTGTTGTGTTCATTTAATTCTCCTTATTTAATCCAAATAGGATTAGTGCCATTAACTTGATGGTATCCTTGTTGAATATACAAAGCATTTTCATCAAAATTTCTTTTTATAGCATAGCCACTTAATAAACCAGCAACGACGAGAAAACTTAGTAAAAATATCGTTCCTTCATCATACATATCAATTCTCCTTTAAAACTTTGTATTCACACCCAAAACAAAACTCTTATCCAAATCAGTGCCAATGACCAGAGATGTGTTGGTTAAATATTTCCATCGAGGCCCATAAGCATATGCAACATATGGTCTTATTTCTTTATTTCCTGACAAAGCAAATCTCAATCCGACAAGTGCTTCATGCTTTCGGTAGAAGAAAAAGCCATCATTCAGAGTGATTCCGGCGTGGCCGGAGGCATAGCACGTTCCTGCTCCTGGAGCAAACTCGAATCCCCACGTTCGGAATGCATAGCTAACATTTCCCCGATTATCAATTGAGATACGTATGTCTCTAGCTCCATCAGTTCGTTTAACAATCTCTGGAGGGATCTGTGGGGATTGAGAGGAAAGGTTAGTTCCATTAAAACTTCTTCGCGTAATCGTTGTAACCTGTCCCGTGTCTGTGTCAATAATAATCGCTGTTTTTTCCTGTGGTCTGAGATGTTCATCGGTTACCTCTTTGATCTTTCGATTGTCACATTGTTTAAATACTAAAACACTAAATATAATAATTAAAAGTCCTAAAAGTAAATATTTTTTATTCATTTTCATCATCCTTGTTGGCTATCATTCGACTTACTCCATGCACTGTAAAGCCCGCCAGCACTGAACCGTAAGCCGTAAGAATGCTCGCCTTGATGTCATAACCCGTAAAAAAGGCCACCCACATCATAATCCAAACTTGTAATGTAAACAAGCCGAGTATCGAACCACTTGGAATGTCGAGAAACTTCAGGATCTTTCCCCAAAAGGAAAGTTCTTGTTTCATTTTATAAATAAAAGATTTCTTTTTCATAAACTTTCACAATAATCATATTGCTGAATATATTTATAACATTCAACAGGTTCTATGGGTTTTGGGGAATATTGTCTCTCTTTAATCTCTTTACCACGTCCACAAACAGGGCATTCGTAAATCCAAAATAAATACCAGTATTTCATTTCAATTCATCCTCTGAAGGAATATAAACAGTTCCGTCATCATAGACTTCAGCAGGCCATTTAAAAAATCTATTTCCCGCATATTTTTGAGCTTCTTCTAAGAAAAAGAAATACTGTTTTGTCAATGTATAACCAGATTGATTAACTTCTTTCACCAAAGCTTGGAATGCAAATTCCCCTAATAAATTATTTATCTTCATCCTTCTTCCTCTTACCTTCTTTCAGTTCTGGATGCTCTTTGTAAAATGTGTCGATCTCCAGTTTGTGCTGTTCCATACGCTCCTTAAACAATGGATCAATATCCGTATGGCCCTTAATTGTTATGCCTTTCTGAAATCCCGACATATCATTGTTATCCAAAGACTGTTTTATTTTTTCACATTGAAACCTCAATTTTTCTATGGCAGTCTTAAGTGTTCTGCTGATAGTAGACTTATCAAGGCCTAATTGCGAGGCCATGCGAGTGACAGTGTAACCTTTCAATGAGAAAAGTTCCCAAACAATCTTTTGTTGAAAAGAAAATTTTACTCTTTCTATTGCCTTTAAATATAAGCTATATTGCTCCTCTTGTTGAGGGGTTAAAATACTTTTAGGAAAAAGTGCCTCCGCTTCAGAAAGTAAATCTGGATTAGCCCTTGGATTTTCCATCCAGTTTTGGTTGCCCACTTTATTCCAGTAAGGGCTATTTTCATTGCTCGAATTCTTCTTGCTCATGTAGCTATCCTTTTATTCGCTTAGTCGCCGTTTGATGACGTATACTCGATGTCTTTGGGTGCCAATTTTCTTCTCTTCATCGTATGAAGGAACCCATATATCAATATGCTGACATAATTTGAATCTTTTGTGAGAAATCTTGTCATAAGTTGTATCATTCATTACATCATTCACTTGATAGATTCCCAAATTCTCAATATAGACATAATCTCCATAATTCAAAGGCCCTTTCCAGCGGGTTAGGAGATCTCGACTGACTGCTACTCCTCCTTTGTGTGTCCTGTCCCCAATTGAAGTGTAATTTGGAGAAGAGTCGGTTTGTGAAGGAATGGATCTGTAGGCTGTAATAGTCATGTTTGAATTCAATAAAATGCCTAAGAACAAAATTACCTCATTCATCGTGCCTCCTCAATCTCTTCTATCAGGCAAACCATGCGAATTTTTCTCGTTCCAAATTCGTCGAATATCAAGAACTTCATGAATTCATTAGTGTGATTGAGGCCATAGCATTCGACTCTCTTTTCCTCTCTATATGGGCCTTTCGCCTTCAGATTATACAACCGCCCTTCAATTGCAGATTCAGCTTTCATTTTTTCCTTATTTTAGAAAGTTTTAAGACTTCAATCTTTTTCATATCCTTTCCACCACAACGGAAATAGTCATATCCACCATCTATGAAAGTTTGATTTGGGCATTTACATTCAGTAAAATCATGCCGGTAGTTGCTTACAAGAACTATACTACATTGAAGACATTTAATTACATTCGGATATTTCATTAGTGTTTCCAACTTAAAATGATTAATTGAAGTTGCAACTTACTGATTTGATATTTTAATTCACAAATCATTGCTTGTGTGTTAATCCATTGAACTAATTCAATATCGTTCATTTAGAATTGCTTCCTGGACGACGATAAGCTTTAGGGTCTTTCTTACCAACTGTATCATCATAATCTCTCTGCCTTGTGGCAAGTTTACGTTTCATTTTCTTTGCATGTTTCATTTAAAATACTCTCTAAGATCAGCAAATAAAGTTGCCAGTGTATCAAGTTTTTGAATATGAAATGAATCAAAAAATTGTTTATTAGTTTCTTGAACTTCTAAAGGCCAAAAAGAACACTCAAAATCATTAGAATCTTTTGGAAAATAACCAAATTTTAATGCAAATGAATTAATGCATTCATCTAGCTGAGAATTATATTCATAAAATAATTCATCAATAGTTTGATTAAATGG